CGCCACCTGAAACACGCCTAATTGTCTGACCATTTGTCAAAGCGTAGAACAGTGGTCTAGCCGTGAAAATGTTGTCAGTCAGTTTAGGGATATAGTTTTTCAGCGTGGTCGAGAGTATCTCGTCAAAGTCAGCGTTTCCTGCCGCCATAAGTTTTTACCTCACTATTGTCTATGAAGCAAGTTCTCGTTTCGCATCCTCGAATGCTTGACGAATGGAACTAGGTTGTTCTACGGCTTTCTGAGATGACCCTGTTTGTTTAGAACCCGTCGGTTCAATCATAGAAGCATCACGTTTAGCATCTAAACGCTCTTGCTCTTTCTCCAATTTGCTTGCCTTGTCGGACAAATCACCGTAACGCATGTGCGTTAACGCTGCTTCTAAATTTCCGATTTTGTTTCGTAAAGCATGTTGGTAAAGTTCCTGAGCGTCAAAATCTCCGTATTGGTCCCTAAGCCCTTCTACTTGCTTTTCTATTTGTTGTCTTTTCTGCAAACGATCCTGCTGCTCAAGGCGGGCTTCCAACTGTGCTATCCGCTGTTCATTCACATCAGGCTCTACAGGATCAGAATAATCATCGTAATCATATTCATTTCGCCGTTGTGGTTGAGCCGGAGGTGTTGCTTGAACACCGAAAGCGTCGCTCAAAGCCATCAATGTTCCCTCTGGATCTGACTCCAAAGAAGACACAATCGCCTCTGCTTGCTGTAACCGTCTGCGTTCGGAAGCCAATTCCTGCGTCTTACGTGTGTAATCCGACTGTCTTTGGTATCCGTCCCGAAGTTCTTCAAGACTGACCTCCTGCTCTTCCCCATCCACCTTTACGGTGTATGCTTCGCCAGAAGGTTCCTCTGTAACTTCAACTGAAGACTCTGGACTGTCCACTTCTGTGGATTCCGTTACATCCTCTTCCATATTTAATTTTCTCCTCGGAGTCCTAAGGGTTGCTCCTATAATATTCGGGAACTATGTCCCGTTATAAGGCTGGAAATTCCAACCCCATTTGACCCTGTAATTGAGCCAACAACTCTGGAGGTACGCCGCCGGTGGGAGCAAACGCTCCCATGTCGGGACTTTCTGGCATAGGTGTTTGACCAAACGGTGTTGGTGCTGCGCCAGCCTCCGCAGCAGCGACCTCCATATCTTGAGGAGTTTGCTGCTGAATAATAAACTTGTCGGGATCTTTAATATCAAATCCCATAGTCAAAACATGTCTTGCTAAGGCTGTGGGATCAACCACTGTTCCCACAAGCGGAGCCATCGCATTCAATAATGAAACAGCCTGCTGTTTACGAATAGTGTCATTCATCGGCTGGGTTGAACCACCCTCAACACTGAAATCGTATTCGCCTATAATGTCTTCACGGGTGTAAGGAACAAACAAATCCCCTCCACCTTTTTGAGAGACACGAGCCATTTGTTCACCAGTCATAAACTGTTGCATGACCTGTAGAACCATTCGAGCCACATAACCGATACTCAACTCGACTATCGCTAGTTTGTCTGCTGCACGAGCATTACCCGCATCGGCAATAATTGATGCTTCCGTAGCGGTACGACGAGTCTCAGGCATCTGACCACGAGCGTATTCTGAAACACCTGAAACAGTATTAATATCAGTTTCAATAATGTCGCTGTACTGGTAAATCTCAGGAGACAAAGGTGTTTGAGGCATGGGAATAACCGTTTCACTCAACGGTTTATTCTCTTCCACAACAGGAACAAGACGACCATCCTGATCAGACGCTAAGGCTTCACGACCTTCAGGTCCAAAAGAACGTTCATGGTACAGATACTTTCTTGCGTAACGTTTACGAGCGTTAACAAGTTGTGTACGAGTTTTATCTAATTCAAGTTGCAGAGACTCGATTGCTTCCAAATCACCCATTGGATAAAAATAATCAGGAATGTCATAATTCCGTAACATTACAAAAGGTTGACCGTACACATATGGCATCGGTGTAGGATCTACCAAAAATTCGTCACCAGCCTGTGCTAACACCGAAATGGTGTTATTCACAATGTCATAAAATTCAAAAATAACTGTGCGTTCTTCGTCATACAAATACTCTTCTTGCTGTTGACGGCTGTTAGGAGTATTCAAAGGATACAAAACGTTTTGAGCATCCAACTTTTTACGAGCAGAAGCCTTATAACGTTTATCTTTCTTAGCCTCTTCCAAAGGGCGAACTATACGTTGAGCGATCCAAGCAGCATCTTCCAAACATGTAGCCTCTGGATCAACAAAGATATCAAAAGGTGAAATTCTTTCCACAAACGGTTGATCTTCAACAATCATCATCGCAGTGTTAGTAATATTCGCAGCGATTTCTTCATCGCTTGGAAGATCTCCAGCAAACTCTGGATTAGTCATAGCAAAAGTATCTGCTTCCATTGTTGCTTCATCAATCATAGTTTGACGTTCATCTTCACCAAGAGTGCGTTCTTGTTCTACAAAACGCCAACCTACTTTTAACCAGCCGTGACCAAAAATAAGAAAATCTTTTACAGCCCGTCTAAATGGTTTACGAAAATCGTGATGTCTCCAAGTGTGATTAATAACCGCTTCAACAAAAGCAGCCCTGTCAGTATTATCAGGATCATTAGGAGTAACAACAACTTTTGGATGATTAACTGAAACAGAAGGAGCGATAATATTGACGGTGCTAAAGGCAAGATTAACAGCCACCAAATCTTCCGTAGCAGTGACACGCGGCCAATGCTTCCCTCTGTACAGATCGATCATTCTCTCCCAAACGGAGTCATAACCCATTTCTTCACGCCAACGGGCAGCCGAATCTAGTTTTCGTAATATAATTTCGTGTTTTTCGGCTCTGGTTTTACGTGCCATTAGACTTTCTCTATGTTACGCCCTTGCGCTTTGGCTTCGGCGATCAGTTTTTTTTCTCTTTCGTTCA